TCTGCTTTCGCCAGCGCCCTTCAATGGTATAATTATAACAATGAGCAAGAAGATCATAAGAAGGCTCTGCTTGAGTATCTTGCAATGATCGATGCTGATAAGACATATATCAAGCGTATCAAATCAGTTCCCAAGAATTATGTCATTGGGACGATTGGCGCCATTAGTTGTCTGCTCCTTCGCAAGTGGACAATGCCTGACGCTATCATTGAGCGGCATCACCAGCGCATTGATGATCTGCTTAAGTATGCTGTTGCAGAAAAACCTGCTGTTGTTGAGACAGTCAAGAGTTATGTTCCTACTAAGGACATTATCCTTAAAGGTATTATCGATGAGCAAATTGATGCTTTGATGGATGATGCCGACCACAAATATTCTCTTTATAATGAGTTGACAAAGGGGCAGTATTCTGCTATTGTGACTAATGCAATCATTCCGTGGTTGCAGGCATTGGTCGATGAGTTCGACCTTGAAGGTTATGAGTCGCTGTCTAAGGTGACTAAGAAGAAGTGGGTTGCCTTTCATCAAGCAATGATTGATGATGCTACGCGCTTTATCAACAACAAGAAGGCAGTTCGTGCTCCTCGTAAGAAGAAAACAATCAGCACAGAGAAGTTGATTGCTGCGCTTAAGTATCAGAAGGACTTTCCTGAACTTAAGATATCTTCGATTGCACCACAAATGGTCATTAAAGCAAAGCAAATTTGGATATATAATACTAAGTATAGAACATTGACCATGTTCAACTCGCTAACCGAAGACGGCATGTCCGTCAAAGGAACTACCTTGATCAACTTTGACCCCAAGACGTCTGTAACAAAGACACTACGTAAACCAGAAGTATCGATCAAGTCGGTGCTTGGTGCGGGTAAGGTAGAGCTTCGTAAGTTGATGGATAACATCACAACCAAACCAGGGCTTACGACCGGTCGCTTCAATGAAAACACAATCATTCTAAGGGCTATTGCATGACCAACGTAGTTGCTTTTCCGAAAGCACACAAAGACGCGCCGGCACAATCACTCGAGGAAGTTATTGAAAGAGTATCTGAGAATAGAAAAGAACATATCAATCATATTGTAGATGATCTTGGCGACTTCTTTGTATCAAGAGCATATGAAGAAGGATTTCCAATTGATGCAGAAGATTGTCTTAAAGACGTTATTTTAGTCATTGAAGCAATGCGATCTGCAATGTATAAGTCGATTGGGTTAGAACATCCTATGCAGTTTGTAGTAGACAACGTTATCAGTTTAGGGGAAAGCGATGATGAGCCCTTGACTGATGAACAAATTGAAAACATTGAAGAACTAACGAAAGAATAAATTATGATTATCGTTGACCTCAATCAGGTGATGATTTCCAATTATATGATACAGGTTGGGAACCATACTAATATGCAAGTAGATGAGAATCTATTCAGGCATATGGTGCTTAACAGCATCCGTGGTTACAAGAAGAAGTTTGGCAATGACTATGGTGAGTTGGTTATTGCATGTGACTCTCCGCGCTCATGGCGTAAGGATGTGTTCCCATACTATAAGGCGAACCGCAAGAAGGCACGAGACAGTTCCGATATTGATTGGTCAACATTGTTTGACTCACTCAATAAGGTTCGTGATGAGTTGGGTGAATACTTCCCTTATCGAGTCATTCGTGCTGAACATGCTGAGGCAGATGATATCATTGGCACGCTTGCTGCTGAGTTCGGCAACACATCTGAGAAGATCCTCATCCTGTCGGGTGACAAGGACTTTATTCAGTTGCAGGATTATATGAATGTCAGACAGTATGATCCAGTGCGTAAGAAGATGATCGAGCACAACAACCCAGCACGATATATCAAAGAGCATATCATCAAAGGTGATACGGGCGATGGTGTGCCTAACTTCCTAAGTCGTGATGATACATTTGTGACTGGTGTTCGTTCGAAACCTATCCGCACAGATAAGTTGGAGCAATGGGTCAGGATGCAACCCACTGACTATTGTGATGATCAGATGCTTCGTAACTGGAAACGTAATGAGCAATTGATTGACTTGAGTTTCACGCCGCAATATATACGTGATGATATCATGAAACAATACACTGAACAGGCTGGTAAAGGTCGTGATAAACTTTTCAATTACTTTATTGAAAACAAACTTAGTAACTTAATTAACGAGATTGGTGACTTCTAATGAAACTTGGTATTGGCGAGATTCTAAAAAACGCCGCAAACAAAAAGACAGCACAAGAAAAGATTGAATATCTACGTGCTAACTTCAATCCTACATTGGGAACAATTCTACAAGGCGCCTATGATGATGGCGTTGTCTGGGATCTGCCGCCTGGTGCACCTCCATACAAACCTAGCGAGTTAGTAGATCAGGAAGGTCAGTTGTATACTTCTGCTCGCCGTCTATATCTATTTGCTGTGGGTGGACATGATACGTTAAAACCTCTTAAGCGTGAAGCACTCTTTATTGAAATGCTCGAAACAGTATCACCTCTTGATGCTGAAGTATTGATTGCAATGAAAGACAAGAAACTGCCACACAAATCACTAACAAAGAAGTTGATTAGCGAAGCATTTCCAGGACTAGTAGAAGATGTCGAAGCATAAGAAATTTAGTAAATGGTATTATGATGATGAAGAAGAATATCAAGAAGCAAACAGTGATAAGCGTAAACGTCTAGTAGAAAAGCGCATGAAGACGGCGCTTAAATCTCGCAATGTTGATAGGCTCTTAGAGCTGGAAGATGATAACTGATGCCATTTTATAAGTTTGTTAATCATGATACAGGTGAGGAGTGGGAAGAATTGATGGGCATTGCTGCTTGTGATGAATATCTAGAGCAGAACCCAAACATTGAGCGAGTGTTCAATGGCGGTCCTATGATTGTTGGAGGATACAATGACCGAGCAAAAACAGACAACGGATTTAAAGAAGTGTTGTCTAAGATTGCTCAGAATAATCCAACATCGGAGCTTGCGAAGCAGTATGGCGCAAAAGATGTCAAATCTGCTAAAACTCGTCAAGCAGTAGAAAAATTTCAGAAGAAGAACCCAATGTAATGATCACAGAAACTCAGCCTCGTTTAACCAAAAGAGAAAAAAGATTACAAAGGCAAGCGGCAGGAGGAGTTGAACAGCAAAATTTGATTCCATCACCTTCGTTTCATATGAAACGAATCTCGCCTAAAACAAAAAATCAAAGCAAAACATTTGCTGCTTTTGGTGCAAACAAACATCTATTCCTTCATGGTTCTGCTGGAACAGGTAAGACATTCATTTCGCTTTATCTAGCATTGAAAGAACTGTATAATCCCGAGTCGTTACAAAAGAAAGTATTCATTGTTCGATCCGTTGTTCCGACTAGGGATATGGGTTTCCTACCAGGCAATGCAAAAGAAAAGACAAAGGTGTATGAACAACCTTACTATTCTATTTGCACCGAGTTGTATGAGCGCGGCGATGCCTATGATATTCTGAAGCAAAAGAATGCTGTTGAGTTCATGTCTACATCATTCATTCGTGGTGTGACTCTAGCAAATTGTGTTGTGATTGTCGATGAGGCACAGAACCTATCATGGGAGGAACTCAATTCGATTATCACTCGTGCTGGTGAGAATTGTCGCTTTATCTTCTGTGGTGACTTCAAGCAAGATGACTTGACTTCGCTACGTTATAAGGAGGAGACGGGCATTCGAAAGTTTATGGAAGTCATCAAGCGGATCAGTTCGTTTGACTTCACAGAGTTTACTCGTGATGATATCTGCCGCTCTGCCTTGGTAAAAGATTATATTATTGCCTGCGAGGAAATGGGCATTTAACGGTTGACATTAATTTGAAAGTGATGTATAAGTATATTATGAAAACATTTAAAAACATTCCATTTAATAGTATCGAAGATTTATCCACAATAGAAATCAATGGTAGTCGTCACTATCAGACACCTCATGGTGATTTTGCATCGGTGACGACTATCCTTGATAAGATGTCTGATAAGACAGCATTGATCGAATGGCGTAAGCGAGTAGGTGATGAAGCAGCGAATGCTAAGACAAAGCGTTCGACCGATAGAGGTTCTGCTGTCCATGCTATGTGCGAGGATTACATTCAAGCAAAACCAATGCTGCTCAATGAGAAGATGCCTTTCCTAGTTGATATGTTCAAGCAGATTCAAAAGGTGCTTGACGAAAAGGTAGATAACATTCGAGGCATTGAGATTGCTTTGTATTCAAAACAATTCAAAGTCGCTGGTCGTTGTGATCTGATTGCCGACTATAATGATATTCCATCTATTATTGATTATAAGACATCTGATAAGTATAAGCGTGAGGATTGGATTGAAAACTATTTTCTACAATGCTCATTGTATTCTTATATGTTATGGGAAATGACTGGACATTTGACTAAGCAAATCGTATTGCTAATAGCATTAGAAGATTCGCCTCATTGTCAAGTCATAGTCAAGCAACCATCTGCATATATAGAGAAAGCAATTCGAATGGTCAAGGACTATCATCGTATTCACGGATAATTCAACTAGGCCTAGTTGGCTCAGCGGCGACAGCACCTCTCTT